TGGAGACTATACAATACGCTTTCGTCTCTCTTGCGTAGATGTTCGACCGAGCAACTCCAGCCGTAGTCGTCGAAGATTGGGTACTCAACGAACTTCGGCCTATCCTCGGCAAAGACGTAATCGGCGGGGACGGCGTAATGTCTATCCGGCTCGTCATCTCTCCAGTTTTTATACGATGGGTTTATCCATCCAAGTCTTCCGCAAGAGGTGTACTTCACCACACAATCCAGCGGAAACTTGCACCGCTTCTGATCTTCCATGCTAACAATCCGGTAGCCTGCCGGAGCCTCGATTGCGCGGGCGGGGAGAGTGAAGTCGGGAGAGAGGCGGTCGGTCTCGTTTTTAAGAAACGAAGAGTTAATTTTATCTTCTAGTCCACCGTTGGCGCACAACACCTGCATAGATTTCCAGTTCTGTTTCGCCCATATCTGCCACTCGACAGGCCAAAACATAAACGCCCTCTCGTTTACTTTCATTTCAGATACCATCGCCTTTTTTTCTTCGTAGTTCATTTCGCTAATTCCTTTCCTGTTAAGTTGATTGCATATAAACATTTTTTATTTTGATGCACAACTGTTTTTTAATAAAAAGTTTCTCTGTTGTCCGGGGGCTACTTCTTAAACCGTTTTCCAGTCCAACCTTTGGCTTTGATTGGCAACCCTTTTGCCCAATCCGGCAGCCGGGTCATAACCCTCTCGAAGTCCTCGACGCTCTCCCCCGTGGTTTCCGAGATCACTTCATCGTGGACATGCAGGACAACCGGGTATCCCGCCTCTTCGAGATTGAACAGCGCGTTGACCAGCAGATCACGGGCGGTGGCTTGGACACTGTTTTCCGATAGGATCAAGTGATTTAAATCTCGTTTCTCCCACTTCTTCGTCACCCCGTCTACCGTCCACGCCTGTACTCTGTACGCTTCTTTTTCCCAAAGGTCTTTTTCAGTGGCCTTACGTTCTTCCTCGCCATCGGGCTTGATAAAAACCGTTCCATCTTTGTCCGCCCAAATGTCCAGATCAGAAAAACGCCAGTGAGTGCCGGGATGTACTTTAGCTTTACGTGCCATGACATTTGGCCCGATCCACTCTTTATGGCACTCCGGGAAAGCGTAGTATAGCTTTCTGCCCGATGGTAACTTCATCATCAGGAACCCATACTCTTTGCGGTAGAGGAACGAAATATACTTTCCTGCGGAGAACACTTTGTTGGGGTTACGGACTGCACCGGCTGCCGCGTCGGTCAGGGCGTACCAAAACTCTTTGGTCTTAGGATGGGCTTCACGCCAGCGTTTAATCAGATCGACCCGCTCTTGCTTTTCCATATCCGGCGCGAACCGTGCTACCGCCGCTTGACCCCCTCCAAATCCTGCGCTAAGCGTACCGGTCTTACCAAGAAATCGTAAGTGGGTCATCGCCTCGTCCCCGCTCTTGTATCCCGCATGGATGTCCTCGTAGGAAACCCCAAAGCACTTCGACGCGGTAGCACAGTAGGGGCACTTCCCGTCACGGTAGGCTTCGAGTTCGGATTCTTCTTCCGCCAACCACGTGAGGACTCGTCCTTCGATGGCGTTGAAGTCCGCAGCAGTCAGGGATTTGCCCTCGGAGGCTTTAATCATCCCCCGGATGCAAGTGGACGCAGCAGACATCGGAGAACCCCAAAGCAGGGAAACGGTGTCGAAGTCCCGGCGCAGAACGGTGGCGATACAATCGTCCACGTCTTGGAACTCTCCACGCGGCAGATTTTGTGGCTGTACAAGTCTGCCTGCGGCCCGGCCTGTTGAAGCCCCGTGATACAGCATCGTGTCGCGCATACGCCCGTCCGCGCAAGTTCCCCGCACAAAGGCTTCGTACTTAGCGATAGAGGATTTATTCGCCATCTGTGCGACCTCAAGAGCTTCGCGGACGCAATCGGGGAGGTCTTGGCGCAGGAGAAGTTCCTCAACCGCATCAGCCCCTACCCCGTCACAATTTACCCCCTGAGAACGAATCCACTCCGCAAACCCTACGTAGCATTTTGGGGATGCAACGGCTCCGCCTGTGGCAAGCGAAAACTGTTCGTCGGCTTTGACTTGGCACTCTTGGGTCATTTCAATGAAGGCATGACAGGCATCCAGATCGACTTCAAACCCCCGCTGGTTAATGACCTGATCGAGTTCCCACACTTTCTGCTCATAGGGCGGCAGAGGACTAAGGCGTTTGGACAGCGCATATTCTGCCTCAACGTCTTGGATGCAGTAACGGATAAGGTTCTCAAAGGCTTCGGGTGTTTCGTGCCACCGGATAGCCAAGTGGTCGTGTTCGCCAGAATAGTTACGCTCTTTAAGCGCGTCGGAACAGAAACGTTCCTTGGCTTCAACGAGAGAAATTCCAAGGGTTTCAGAGAGCAGGACGTAATGTTTCTGGAGCGGGGGGAGCGGTTTGCACATCTTCATCATTAAAGCGTGACCGGCTTTATCCTTGAGTTGAGCCAGCCCAAGAACAGACGTGGCCTGATCGAGAGAGCGGGGTAAGCTGTGCATCGCGGCGACGGCTGCGGTACAACGCCACTTGGAGATGGGGATCTCCGGGCAACCGTAGCGTTTGACCATGATGTGGTTCCAGATCAACCGCTCGAAGGATGCGTTATGCGCGGAGATGGATTCGGCACGAAGAACGAGGTCGATGACTTCCGTGAGGATTAGCTTCCCGTCAGTTTGAAAGTTGGGAGTCAGTCTGTCCCATACAAAATCAGGGCACCAATATTCGGACGGGTGATCGTCCACCTTAATAGCAAGGCAGAGGACTTCGGTGGACGGGTCTTCGGCGTAGCGGGAAGTGGTTGTCTTGCGGAGGTCAACGAGGCTACGCGATTCAAAGTCACAAACCAATTTCATAATTCCCACCCTTTGAATTTTTTATAAGTTGGTGCGTCCGGCTGTTCCAATTCCCGCAGAAGTTGTCTTGCGGAGTGGCGGTTCTGGCGAATGGCTTTGCGCTTTTGCAGTTTGGCATACTTAGACGGTCTTGAGTGCTGTCCGTCGATTTGTTCGGGAAGGCTCATTAAAATCCTTTCAAAATAAGCCCCGCCGCCCAATTACTGGACGGCGGGGTGGTTGGGGTTTACTCGCTCAAGACCAGTTTACCGCCCTCATCCAACCACTGCTGGACAACAAGGGAAACGTACTTGGTCTTGGTGATTTGCATCGAGGCCGCACGGCGTTCGATGTCTGCCACCACGGAGGGCGGCAGGGATACCCCGATCACGCTCGACGGGGTGGCACGGGTCTTGCGCTTGACCTTGGCAGGGACGAGGGGCTTTACCATTCGTCACCGCCTGCGTCTGCGCCCTTCTTGTCTTCGACAGGGCTGGCTTTCTTCGCCTTGACCGTGGAGAAGATGTCATCCGGGTCGCCAACTTCGCTTCCGCCAAGCTGGGTGCCTTCGTCGGTTTTCATCAGCGCATACAGGCGGAAGTGGGCACCTTTGCTTTCGTTGTCGAAGGCGTGGGCAGTCACCGCGATGGTCACTTTGCAACCAGCGTAGAACGTGGCCGAAGCCTGTTTGGAGTCGGATTCGATTTTGTTCTTGAACTGGTCAAGGAACACCATCGGCTTGTAGAAGCTGACCGGGATAACCTGGTCGTCTTCCGCATAACCTTGGTACAGGTTGCCGCTATCGTCGGTATAGCTGGAACCCTTGCGGATTGGCATTTTCAGCTTTTCACGGAACGCAGCGTTCTTCACTTTGTCCCCGAACTTGGCAATCAAGCAGGCTTTGATTGCGTCCTTGAGTTCGGTCAAATCCGCGTCTGCCGGAAGAATCACGTTCAGGGAATACTTGCCATTTTCTTTGTCAACGTCCTTTTCGTTGAACTGCGGTTTGTCGATTCGCGGAAAGCTCAAAACACCTTCCGGCAACAGGATATACTTCTTAGCTTCACTCATAATGCACTACCTTTCTTTTGTTTGTTTCTTTTGATGGTTTCTCTCATCGCCCACAGCGCGAAATCCTTTAAATTATCGCACTGTATCCCGTCCTCCGATTGGTTGACATACTGCTCAATGAGCGACCAAGTTGGAGGATAATCCCAGCATTTCTTCGCCATTATCTTTCTCCTTTCGCGGCCACACCGGCGAAGACGCTTTCTGCCTTCATCGGGATAGCCAATTTTTTACTGGACTCCGGCGCGACCTCAGTGCCGCGTTCGGTTATGATAAGGTCTTCCAACTCTTTTGGATTAAGCCCTGCTTCCTTGTATGACTTTTCCATTTGAGCCGGAGACTTCAACTTGGTTTCGTAGGGTTCTACCTCATCCGAGATACGCCCTGCTACAGAGGCTTCGTCTGCCCATTTACGGGACGACCGGCCTTCGACCAGCTTGTATCCCGGCACAGACAGCCCCCCTTGGAGCATATCCCTTGCGCGGTCAGACACCTGATCGAACTTGGCAGATACAGACTTGACCCACTTCTTGAAAGAATCCTCCAGGCCGAGCGCAGCGGCAAGCTGTTCAGGGCTGTAGGATGCCACGTCAGTCGGGAAGTCCTTTGGCAGTACAGGCGGGGCAGACGGGGCGAGCACACACGCTTCCACCGCTAACGCGGGGCAGATGTTTGCTCCGTCACACCACATGCACTGCTTCTTGCCCGGTCGGTAGTCTTTATTCTCCACCTTGGCGCGTTCGGAAGCGGGGATGAGTTCAAAGTCTTCCCACGCTATGAGCGAACCGTAATGGATACTGAACCGCTTGATCTTCTCGTCTTTGAAGTGGCGAGGCTGGACAACGACCAATTCGATTAAGGTATCCTCTGACAAGCCAAGATCGTTGACCGCGCCGAGGGCGTAGATGAGCATTTGAGAGTTCCACTCAGCGAGAACTTCCTCTCCTTGCCCATACTTGAGGTCAAAGATCGCGACTTTGCCTTGCCTGACAACCACTGCATCGGCGGTGCCGGAACAGAGTCCATCGTAGAGGTTGAATGGCTTCTCAACCGCCACCGGCAGACCCTTGGCTTCGGACTCTACCGCGCCGAGGTAGATAGACAAAGCCTCAACCATTTCCACGGTCACGCAGAAGGAAAGTCCTGCTGGAGATAAGAGTTTTTCACCCTCACTGCACTCTAATCTCAAGTAAGCGGCTTCCGCGCCTTTCTGATTAAGAACTTTGAGGATTTCTTCCGCGTGTTTATGTGCAGCGCTTCCTTCTTCGGCGGGTTCGCTAACCCGTTCCGGCAGCCCTTTGCAGAGCCACACGGAGCCGGGACAGTTCATCCACCGCGAAGAAGCGGAGGGGGAAAGAAGGGAGTGAGTTCTCCCCGCTGTTTTTACATTACCCATTCGTCAGTCTCCGTTTTGTCAGTGTTGAACACCTTGGCGATTTCGGCGTGGAGGATTTTCCACGCTACGTTGAAGTCCTTGACTTCACGCAGACCCTTGATGCCGAGAGTTCCGCAGGCGGTAGCGATGGCTTTGCGAACTCCGTCCCGTTTGGCTTCGTCACCATTCAGTATGATGTTGCCAGCGTTGCGAACGATTTCCAGCGTCAGATCGCCCCCTTTAGCGCAATGGGGGCACGGTGCGCCACCGGGCAGTTCACTGGTACCGAAGCAGAGTTTGCACTCGAAAGAGGTGTCAATTTCTTCTTCCTCCTTGGCGGGTTCGACAGTGGTTTCCTGCTCGACGGCGGCGGCTTCCGGTTCGACCACTTCCGGCTCGACGACAGGCGCATTAGCCTTGGCAACTTCGTCCTCGACCATCTTGGTCAGCGTGGTGTTGCGAACGCCTTTGACCGGCTCAATGTTGCGCTCGACCAGCCAATCAATTACCTGATCGCGGTTTTCAGCGGTGACAGGCAGATCGGTGGACGGGTCGAAGGGCTTCTGCTCGGCGGCAGGCGGGGTGCTGGACGGGGCGACGATAGCATCGTGTATCGCCGCGTGAACCGCTGCCGGTGTCGGTGCAACGATGGTGACGGGTGGTTTTTCTGCATCGACCAGTCCGAGAAGTTTTCCAACTTCAAAGATAACGTCGCCTTCCGTCGCGCAGGCACCTGCCCAGATATTCATTGGGCCGAGAGTGTGCGGGCTTTGTGATGCCTGAACAACAAACCCTTTGGTCAGCTTCGTGATTTCAATTACCTTGACTTTACTCAAGTCGGGGGTAGCGGTGATCTCCATACTATGTTCTCCTTTTTTAATCTACCGGATTCCGTCCGGCGCGGGGTTCATTGAATAAACAGATATTCGCAGATTCTTTTTCTAACACAAGTTTTTTATGCGAAAAAATAAAAATAATTTTTACCGTCCGTGGACTAGCCAAAAACCTCGATTGGGTCAATAGCCACGGGGTCGCCGTAAGCATCGGCGTTCGCGCCGAACATTTCAGACAAAGTTTTTTGTTTGCGAATCAGGGCGGAAGCGACGGTTCCATCGGTGCTATCTTCGAACACCAAATACTGAACCAGTACATTCTCTTTCTGGCCTATGCGGTGGCAACGGTCGGCGGCTTGTTCGAGCTGTCCGGGAACCCAAGATATTTCCGCAAAGACCACATGGCTCGCCGCCGTCAGGGTGATGCCAGTTCCCGCAGCCTGAATCTGTCCGACGAATACCCGCACACACGGGTCGTTCTGAAAAGCATCTACCGCCTGTTGCCGGTTGGTCGTGCCGCCGTGGATTCCGACGGCTCCGTATTTCCTAAGTCCATTCGTCAGGGCTTCGTGGACTTCGCGGTGATGGCAGAACACGACAACCTTTTTCTCACTCTCCAGAATGTCCTCGACAAACGAAATTACCTGCGGGACTTTTTCAACGCCGTCGATTTTCCGTGCTTCGGCTATGGACTCAACCAGCCGCTTGCGGTCGCCGGTCTTGGACGCAACGGCGGCAAGATTTTTAAAGTACGCCACTTGCCCCCTAACTTGCGGGTCGCCAAGGGCGGACTGTAACAGGGTTGACCGCCATTGCTTGGTGCGGGGCAGTTCGATGATCTGGTACGTCTTTGGCGGGAGGTCTTTCAGCACGTCCTCTTTACGGCGGCGAACCATACCGAACTTAGCCAGCTTGGATTTTAATTCGGGAAGGTTGTCTGCTCCGCTTACGTCAATCACATGGCGCGGTCGCCCTTTGATGTAGATGGTGCGTTGGTGGTAGCGGCAGTACCGCTTCGCATACTCCATGTAGGACTTCGCCGGTAGCCAACCGAGGCAGACCATTTGATGCCACAACTCGATAGGAGAATTTTCGATTGGAGTCCCCGACATAAAAACTACCGTGCCGCCCGCTTCGCGGACTTTGCCACATAGGGCTAGGATGGTTTTTGAGCGTTCGCTGGTGCGGGTCTTAGCATAGTGGCTTTCGTCCACGATGAGTACATCGGGAGTCCGCTCGCTCAGGTCGGTGCGGATTAGCCGGTCGTAGCTGCACACCAAGTAAGGAAAGTCTGGAACACCCTTCGCAGTGATCGGGGACAGGCTTATGCCCCACGTATCCCACAGTTCAAACTCTCGTTGCCAGTTGATGAGAAGTGACGCGGGGCAGACAACCAAGATGGACGGAGGCGCGAGATGGTTGGAGAGTTCAATCGCTTGCGCGGATTTCCCTAAGCCCGGCGCGTCGGCAAGCAGAAGCCCCCTGCGGACTCTCCGTGCGGAGAGCAGAGCGGCGACACCTTCAATCTGGTAGGGGTAAAGTTCCATTGGCAATGCCCGTGCCCTGTCAGGGGCGCGGAGTTTCCCGTGCCTTGCTGAGGGGCATTTCCCGTGGAGGAGGATATTACAGATCGCCACGGGACGACCTTTAGGATTGCGACCGTATTTACCGCCCGGTCGCGAACATACCCTCCATGATCCTGAAAAACGGCGGTGTGTGTAGCCCCCTAGACGGGGCTTGGGAGATTATTTCTTGAAAAATCGCACGGTGCGGTAGTCGGGGAGATCTTCGGTGATCTCCACTTCGGTAAGAGCATAGCCCGGTACAAGCCGCTTCACGGCTTTTGAGATTTGCTCGACACTCCCGATAGCTCCAACCGTGAAGCCCTGTCCTGATTTCATGGACGGTACTTCGCGTTTGATGGTATCCTCGATGTCTGGTCGCAGTTCGAGGATTTCCGGCTTACCCTTTTCAGGCAGAGCGCATTGGATTCTGATTGTCTCGATAGTTTGTTTGTTCATAGTTTCTCCTTAAAGTGAGCAGTTCCCTGTGCAAGGGGGTTCTTCTTCCTCTTCGTCCTCAGCGGGCTTTGGCGTTGCCGCTATCCCGCGAGGTGTGGAGGCGTTAAATTTCTCCAGTTGTTCGATTGTCAGTCTCATCTGGCGCACATGTCCCCAATAATGCTGTGAGCCACAGCCAGTTTCATTTGCCGTTCGCGGACTCCCCAGCAGCAGGCCGCTTCGCAGATCAGGAGCAGGGCTTCGGCTTTGTAGTCGTCCGGTTCATGGTTGTAGATTTCGTAGATTAGGTAGGATAGGGCTTTGCGGTTCACATATCCCGGTCGGCGGTAGCGGGGATTGCTCGCGGCGCGGTCGATGTACCATTGTGCTTTTTTGAGGTCTTCAATAGCGTTGCTCTTTTGTCCGGCGCGGAAAACGTATTTGAAGGCGTTTCCAAAACAGAAGTCAAGACGTGCAGAAACGTCTATACATTCAATTTTTGATGGATGAGATGCGTAGTGCTTCGGGTGGCTGATGGGGTCGTGCTCTGAGACAGTTACAGATACGTAGGGGTTTATGGGCATAATTTTTCTCCTTTTCTTGTTAATAAACATTATTTAGTTCTTCGCGTCAACTCTCTTCCAAAAATAATGGTCGCCAATCTGTTTTGTCACCCGGCACTTCTTAAACCATTTTTGCGTTTTGAACTTCTTGATGTCGGCGGCGTTGCCCCATCCGTCTGCACCGCCAGTCAGGTTAGATGTCTTGGACATTTGCCACGCCTTGGTAGCCTTCGCCAGAGTCGTTGCGCTGTACTGCTTCTTGACCACGCGGGGAGCGGATACGCCATAGATACCTTTCAGGCTTCCACGGTTGCGGATTACCTCGCCAACCGCCACCATCCCTTCCAGCGACTGGTTCTCGGCTTCTCCGATGATCGCTTGGACTGCCAAGTGGTCGGGGACGGCTGCGGGGGCACAACGGGGCAGGGTTGCGAATACGGTGAGCATTACTATCGTCAGGGGTTTCATCCTTTCTCCTCAAAGTTCATTGCCATAAGTCCTTCTTTCTCGTCTTCAATTAATCTTCCGTCGCCGATCATTTCATTAACCAAAAACTTAACTCGCTCAAAAGGCATCACGCAGCCATTTTCGTCTTTAATGCTGTGGCTCTTGAGCGGATTCTTGGCCTGACCTTTAACCTTAATACCGTGGTTCTCAGACAGGTAGTTCCAAACCGATCTGACCTGCATGTCTTTTAAGTCCCTCTCGAATTGGTCAATGTCCTGCTCAACAAATGCGCCGTCTACCCATCTCAATAGGATGCCACCCTCGCCCTCGGAAGTCTGCCGCGCCCTATTCGCTTTGCCAACAGTAAGCCATCTCATGTCCGGGTCAGACTCATGCCTCTTGAGGAATGTCTGCGCCCGGACAGAGCCTTTGAAGGCTGTGCTACCTGAATAGTCCGACGACTTTGAGGGGTGCGCTAAGATTAGGCAAGTCGCGTTGTGCTTGATGCAAAGACCGCCCAAGATGTATTTCAAAAAGTGGGCGACGTGACTCCTATCGTTTTCGTTCATGGCGGCCACATCGCTCAACGTATCCAGAATAAAGAATCTCTCGTCCCCCTCGTTTGCGAGCAACGCCAGCCGCTTATCCAACTCCCGCAGAAACTTCTGCTGGACTCTCCCGTTGTTGGTCATAATGCTCAGCAGTGAATCCCTTCCAACCCGATCCCACAGATGCACGTTATCTTCTTTACCAGCGTTCGCCCGGTGCGCCTCTTTGTTCCTTATCGGGCGAAGCCGGTGTTTCATTTCAGCCAGATCATCTTCGCAGGATACGTACAATGCGGGGCAGGGGTGCTGGACTTTCATTCCATAGAAATCAATCTTCCCCGCGACGCACATAATAAGCTCCATAGCCACCAGTGATTTCCCCGCGCCCCCTTCGCCATAAAGCGAAGATACACAGCGACGGGGGTACACCCCTTCAATAAGCCACTCCCGCTCCGGTACATCGTCGATGTCAATTTCAGACGCACGGACAGGGATGGACTCTTCTTCCTCTTCTTCGACTGGCTCGTCGTCCTGCACCTTGGCAGGCGCAGGGCCAAATACATCCTCGGCGGCGATCTCGGAAACCAGTATGGCGTGTTCCCGTGTCGCGCTGCCGACAGCGTTACGTCCATACTCAAAGGCATTGTGGACTTTGCGCTCCAGTTCATCGGAGTCCCACGGCGGTTCACAGTGGTCATTCCATTCGCCCAGCATGATCTCAAACGCGGTTTCCTCGCTGACACCCATATCCTTTAACCGCATAGCCACTTTGAGTGTGTGAGCGTCCCCGGCTTCACCCTCTCTCGCAGGCTCGGCGGTACGGAGATATTCGATGGCGGCGTGAATGTTCTTTGCTTGGTCAACTTCGATCAGGCTCAGGGCGGAGGAGGGTTCTACGCGAGGGGACTCCCCACACAGGGCTCGCAGATGGTCGGGTAGCGGAGCGATGGGCGCGTCACAAACCACGTCTTCATAGATCACTACGAACCCTCCATCGCCCCTCGCGTCTATTGAGGGTGCAATCTTTGACGCGCTGTTCGGCACGGGTGCGCCCTTGTTGCGGAAGTACAGATGCAGGCCACCGGTGCGGGTCTTGACCGTGTAGGTCTTTGGCAGGTCGCCCAACAGGTGGAGATTGGCGAGGCCGGGTGCGGCTCCGTCTTTATGGTCAACGTCGATCACGACCAGTTGGGACTTACTACAGTCTAATCCGAAGAAGCCCTTATGGTTAGGGAACGATGCAGTTCCCTGTCGTGAGCCTTCGCGCCACTTGATGAGAGGCTTGCGGGCAGAACTCAGGGGAAATACGTGCCCTTTGGACAGCACGATGGCGGGAGTCATTCTGGCGACTGAACTCATTCTCTCTCCTCCCACGGGATTTCGATTAAGGGGTTCAGGGATTCCCTCGGATAGATTAAGTCCATCCGGTCAAGGTCAAGACCCATGAGGTGGGCTTGTGTGCTGATCGTCGCGGCGTTCTCCGGTGTGGCACGGCGGCGACCACGTAAGATGTCCACCAAGTAAGATAGCTGAACGCCAGAGGCTTCGGCTAGTCGGGTTTTTTGTCCTGCTCCCCAAGATTTTTTAGCCACAGTTCGCCTCCAAGCGTGTCAGCATCCTCAGACGGTTCTGCAATTCGCCTTTGCAGATCCCCGCTTGGCGGGAGCCGGGGTTGTCCTTGATGTTCTGCTTGAGGTTGTCTATCTCAGCGAGGAGCTTCTTTCTTCGTTCAGGGTAGGTCATTCACGTCTCCTATTTAACTACGGCTTTAAAGTGTTTTCCATTTATCCGCAGGCTGAGGACTTCCCAGCCGTTCGATTCTAAGTGCGCTCTCACATCGTCACCGGCTTCGCGGGTACCGGCTATTTGGTAGCGGTTCCCTTTCAGTGGTACACCTGTGAGCGGGCAGATCATTTTACTTGTGGGAGCTCCAGAATTTTCGCCTCGAAAATTTTATTCTTCATTTGTGAGAGAGCCATCCGCGCTCTGGCTGGGGAGGAATACACCCTCGCGCTCCCCCTGCACCGAGTCCAGAGATTACGCTTAATTAAGTAATACCCGCGTTCACACTGGATTACACACGGTCGGCTTGGCACAGAACAACCCGACTTCCTTATACCGCGGCACAGGGCTTTAGGAGCCACCACCTTGGTCGGCAAAGAGGGTGGTACGGCCTTTTCATTTTTTGTCAGCATGGGTGCATCCTTTCTGCGGGTTGAATTGATGGGAAGCGTTGTACCCTGTGGAGTGAAGTTGTGCAAACATATTTTTCAACAAAAATTTATTGATGCTACCAAACCCGCATGAATATTGGCTAGAAGTGTAGAAAAAAGTTTTTAGCGGCGAGCTACGGAGCAGGGTCAGACTGCGGGATTGCCCTACTACGCAGGGCAAATTCCTTTTGCTAGCCTTTGGTATATGGTCAGACTGCGGAGCAGCCCGATTCCTTTTGCTAGCCAATGCTAAAGAGAGGGGTGATTCCTTTTGCTAGCCATTGGTTTATAAAGGGGCGGGGCGGACGGGAAAGTGGCTCTGAACAAAGTCTTGGAAAGAGCCGGAAAGGGAATTTTTCTCAAATGTGAGAAACCGCAGAAAAGCGCACCAGACCGCAACAAATGCGAAAAACCGCACCAGACCGCAACAAATGCGAAAAACGCCAAATGCGACCGGCGAGATCGACCAGCGACGGCACCCGGCGAGATCGACCAGCGACGGCACCCGGCGAGATCGACCAGCGACGGCACCCGGCGAGATCGACCAGCGACGGCACCCGGCGAGAT